CCTAATTGTAAAATATTGATTGGTGAAACATAGTTATCATAGTAATTGTAATTGAAAGATGTTGTGCTCAAAGCGGCCTTTTGCCATAACTCAAAGTAACTTCTTTCTCTCAAAAACTTATCAGCATAAAATGTTGCCGTAATATCTGCTGATTTAAAATCGTAAGCAATTTTTCTACTAGGGCCGTTATGCTTAATTTCTTTCATGGTAACATCTCTGTCTGGCATTTGTATTGCTGAACAAAATGCTTGTACTCTTTTACCATTGGCCATGTGTGCTGACCTTAAATCTTGTATCTCGGCAAAACCTCTATTCTCATCTGTAATATCACCAGAATATACAACTTCATTATCACTTGTGCCGGCTAATTCGTTACCAAGACCAGTTGGTAAATTAAACTCAACATAGTATCTTGCCTTTCTAGCAAAACCCTCTGCCTCATTTACAAACGCTTGTATTCTACCCATTGTAGAATCAGGATTACCACCTGCTCGTTGTTTTAATCTAGTGTCGCCTTGTACATTGTCGAGTGACTTATCTCTAGGGAAACCCATTCGTACATCAAAACCACCAAATCTTTTGCCGCCTCTTAAAATTGCCATTAAATCATTCTCCTACTGTCTGCCCACACTCTAGTAGCACCAGCTTTCTTAAACTGTTGTACTGGTAAATAAACTGCCATAGCAGCCTCATTAAAATCTATTCTTAAAAATTGTGATCTAACATGACTATAAAGATATTTCTTTATTGTAGGTTTAACCATAGCTATGTTTTTTACACCATCATAACTAGCGTCTATCCTTGTCTTGCTACTAAAACCACCTGTTGAAAACTTTTGCATTCTTTCCAACAATCTAAATCTTAACAAATACGGCAAATAGTGAAAGTTCATGCCCATAAAACCACCTTTAATTGATTCTAAAGGTAAGACTAACGGAAATGTATCATAGTAAGGTAATGTCTTCTTCCCTTTAGGGTCATAAAAGAACATGTTTAATCTACCAGCACTTGGCCGACCATTTAACTTACCTTGATTCATCAACTTTCTGGCTGTAAATCTATCAGCTAATGATTGAACATTCGTTCTATACCAATTTGCTGACTTTTTTACACCACCTTGCTTATCTACTAGTGGATCCAGAATACTTGCCATAACTATATTTATACGCCTAAAATTAAAAAAGAGGTAGCGATTTCTCGCTACCCCTTAAAGTTATCAGTTTAGAGAGAGATAGATTACTCTTCCTCAGCCAATTTACTAAAATATGACAAAGTATCATCTTCGCCATTGTCAATAGCTGTTGAAGAAGCAACAACTGTTTCACTTTTCACTGGTCTCGTAGCTTGAGGCGGGAGGTTTGCATTTTCTACGGTACTAGCGTTTCTATCACCTGTAATTACCCTATTCAGTTTCTCTTTGAGTTCATCATAGGTCTTAAAATTACTAAGGTCAAGGAAAGGTTTTAGAGCATGTTGTTTTGACCAGACTTCCTTAATCTTGTCATCACTTTCAAAGAGTGCCGAAGCGCTCTCAAACTCAGATTTGTCATAGTTCCAATAGCCATCAACTTTTCTGATTTTCAGTTTAAAGTTAGCACCTTTCCAAAAATCAAATGGATTGATAGGGCTTTCATCTTCAAAAGCAGGTTGCATTGACTCTGTGATCTTGTCAAATATCTTTTTACCAAACTTGAATAAGAATACTTTACCCTCATTCTCTGGATGTTTAGGGTCTGACACAACTAGAATATTAGAGTAGTAAGATAATTTTCTTTTTCTCTTTCTAGCAATATCTTTATCACTGTCTAAACCAGTATTCCAAAGTCTGCTATTCTCCTCTGACACAGGATCTTTTTGACCAAGTGTTGTTAGAGAGTTTTCAATAAACCAACCACCTTTGTCTTGGAAAGCATGAGACCATATTCTCTGCCAAGGTAAATCTTCACCCTCTACAGATGGTAGAAATCTAAGCACAGCATAACCGTTACCTGTTTTATCTAACTCTGGTTTCCAAAATCTGTCGTCTTGGTATTTGTTTTTATTTGATTGATCTTCTGGAGCAAGGTTCTGCTCTAGTGCTTTTGTTAACTTGTCAAAATTGCTTGACGAGCTTTTTAGTGTTTCAAAATCCATATTATTCTCCTTATGTATAATTGTATTTGTATTGTCTGTTTAATCGACATGTTTATTTATAAGACTTTTTAGCATTCTCTTGTTGTTTTACCCACCTTTTTAATTCAGCTGGGTCAGGTTTAGGTATTGTCTTGTTAAACCTATACTCTTTATATCTTTCACACAAACTTATGATAGCGTCTAAAGTTCTATAAATTATTTTATCAAACATATGCCTAATATAACACATTATCTTGTAAATGTCAATGCTCATTTGATTTTAAATTTCTTTTGAAAGTCTGCCATATTCATATACTCCAGATTGGTTACAGTACCGTCCCACTCTAATGGTGGAGAGTTCACAGCATTTGGTGTATTCAAGTCTGGATTTACCTTTATAAACTTCACTCTCTGGTTTTTGTTCTTACCATTAAAGTCCCAAAATGTCTGTTTCCATTGTGTCACCCAATTGACACTAGGTGTTGGTGTACTTTTTGCTATTACATAATGAGGTGTGCCTTTGTACATATTGTTTACTAGATTATGATGGCTATTTAAATCGTGGCCTACCAAATATACTTCTTCAGGTTGTTCTCTTGTACAAGCAATATAGGCTGATGTTGGCCCAGCAGCCCAACCATGGTCTTTTGTTTCATGTAGTATATCATTTATACAATTAGACTTGTCGTTGTCTTTACACCATGATACCTTAATTGTATTTTGTTGTATATGTTTTCTCTGTTGAGATTTATCTTTTTTAATTATGGTCACCATACCTGCCACATTTGAGCCGTGTAATACAAATTCATTTGTTTCAGGCGTTCTCTCATTCTCATAAAATATACCCTCTGATCTTGCTAACTCTATGTCTTCAGGATTGGCACCACCGCTCATCATATTTTCATATAGTTGAGCAGGTACTTTTGACCAGTTTCTAAAGTAACATTGGTTTTCATAAGCATAACCACTGTGATAGATTTCATGCATTATACCCATGTCAACAGCGATCAATACATCTGGTGTAAAATCTCTATACAAGGCATTACAACCATATATCTTGCCATGTGGTCTTAATTGTAGTAAGTCTAATTTACTTCTACTCTCACCATTACCTATACAAAATACTCGTTTCATACAAATACATCTTTCATTGTTAATTTACATTCTGTAGTATTAAAATTTATAAAAGGTCTTAACTTGGTAAGCGTAGATGAGATTTTAGGCCATACAACTTTCTCGGTAATCTCTTTAGAAAAATTCTTGCTAAACGATAAGAAGTGGTCAAACACGATAGCGGTCTGTAGGGAGAGTTTTTTTTGAATAAGTAATCGTAAAAATCTAGGATGTTGTCCGCTATGGCATAAGAAACCATCATCAAAAGAAATATTACGAGCATGAAAGTCATCATTAATCCGTAAGCAATCGTTTCTAAAGTGGTAACTAAAGGCTTCTTTCCGTTTCTTATAATCCAAGAAAACATCTTTACCATCTCTTTGTAACAAATTACCAATCCATCCCTTGCTATCTGAAGCAAAGTTAGCAACAAAGAAATCAAGTATATCATTTTGTCCATATTGTTTACTTAACTTGTGAAAGAAATATCTATCGTTTCTTTTCGTAAATGTTTCTAGTTTACAGTTAACCTTTCCCTCGTATTTGACATAATCATAAGTCTTGGTTGTGAAGTGTAACTTAACTCCCAAATAAACTTTAAATACATCATATCCTCCATACATAATTATATAGGCATTGGAGCCAAATCATAAAATATGGTCATCACTAACCTAGAATTATTTATGTCATCTCCAAAATTATCTGTTGGTTGATGTTTTATGTTAGAATTATACAACAGTATGTTAGAATTATACAACAAAAATCTATTGTATTTATTTTCTATATTAATTGTTTCTTCTTTTAAATATAATGTAGTACCTGTGTCCCTTGCTCTGTCCCATGTAATTTCAGGATTTAAATATACTACACCACCATACCTTGACTTGTAACCAGGAGCTACAGGATCAGTATGAATAGGTGTGTTCATGCCTTTAAGTGTATATGAAAAAGAAATTTGTAAAAGACAATTGACATTTGTACCAACTAAATCATTTACATCATCTAATTCACATAATGGTTGTCTTATTTTATCGTTAACATCTTTAAAAAATTGAGAATTGGTATCATTGAAATAATCTGTTCTCTTACCTGGAAATGCATCTAAACCATCATGTGGGTGGTTGTCTTTATCATAAAATTTTTGTTGTAAAGCAAAGTTTCTAAATGAATCTGGTTCATTAAAAAAATTATCAACAACAATATATTTTTTCATTATATAGGCAGTTGACCACACTTCGGATATTTAAGCATTCTNAAATTCGTAGCCTCTAGTTTGATCTTCTCTTTCAAAGATTTTGATATCATTGGTTTGGCAGTTGCTGGGTCAATTTCTAATTCTTCACAATATAATATTACAGCGTCCATGTATGAACACCTTTTTTCTTTGACCATGGTCTCTATTTTTAAACTAAATTCTTTACTATTCATTTTCACTTTCTGTATATGAGGTGGCTACTACCGCTAGATTTCACCACCTCTGTTATAACATTACCAATATAACACAATTGGCTTAATTTGTCAATGTTTTAAGTATCAGTACCACTTAATAAACTTTCGTTCATTTTTAAATCAAATGTATGAAATATCATACACTTATATGGGTCAGTTGGTGTTTCTGCTACTGCTAGAGTTTGTTGCTTATCATTGATATAATATGTTACAGCAAATATGGCAACACCATCTGGCTTGGCTTTTTCTCTACCAAAGCTTACATTTATAGGTGTAAACTTATTATCTTTTATATATTGATCGACTGATTCTGGTGTTCCGCACATCATAGGCATACTCATAGAAAATAATTCGTATTCTTCAACGGCGTAGGTGATTGTAGACCACAATAGGCAGATCAGTAGTATTAGTTTTTTCATATCTTTTTTATAAGATATGGGCTACTTTTGCTTGATCTTATCCTTGTTTAGTTCTTCATAATATTTATAAAAACCATCAATCGCTTTTATAAGGTCTTTATCATAGTCTTTTCGTTCTTTAACAAAAATCTGTGATGTGCCATCTTCACTGGCTAACATGATTACTATTTGTTCAATAGGGGTACCAAATATTTCTTCATACATTATGGCATAAGCAGTACATTGCATAAAGTAATTGTCAATCCAGCTTTCTTGTCGCTCTTTGTTGGCTGTCTTAAAATCTATTACAGATAGTTTACCATTGTACTCAGCAACACAATCTACTTGACCAGCAATTGTTAGTTTGTGACTAAACATAATTGCCTCTAGTAAATGTATATTGTCAATCTGATCTATGTATGGTTTTAGTAGTTTAAATAAACCTAATGGTAACACATCACGGATAGATGGTGTTTCATTCTTAATGTATTGTTCAACTAGGGTATGGGTTGCTTTACCTCTCCTAGAGGCTCTATTCATTTCCCATTGAGCAACCTTTTCACCAATTGCATCTCGCCATTTCTGTAGACCTGCTTTTTTAAGAATACCTAGTACAGTGGTTACAGACGGATAATTCTTCTCGTCAACTTTGTAAAATCTAAAACCATCAATATTCATACCTTTGGTTTTAGGAAGTTTTGATTTATCTAAATCAATAAAATTAAATTTTCTAGTCATAATATCTCCAATATATCATTATTTAAACAAAAAGTCAAGCCTTAGGTGGACCTGTACAATGTCATGTGATCTGCTATCTTTTCGGGTGAGTTTCTTAACTCTTCCCTATCTTCTTTTCAGTTAGGATTGTAAGCCTCATATTTGGTTTTACCTGCTTCATCACGGTAAGCTCGTAAAATTTGTTTACGATTTTCACCATCTGCTCTGTATGAGCAGTGGATCCACCCACTGTTAGGTTCACCAATATTATGGTATTCCAAAATCAACTGGTCATATTCCAGGTTCTCTGCTATGTATTTACATAGTTCAGCGTTGCTNAATCCAAACACCTCAAAATCGGCCGCCTGGCCTTTAGCGTGCTGTGAATTTACACTTGATCCTATGGCTACACATAACTCTGGACTACGGTACCCACTTGATACAGAAACTACTTTACCATAATGGTCTCTTACTTTCTGTAATACATTTTCACATAAATCCTTTAAACTATTCATGTGATCTTCGCTAGGGTTATTACTAATACCCTTACGCTCAGCTGTTTGTGAAGCTGTAAGTTCTTTTAAACTAAAGTTATTGCTTAGTTTCATTTAATTTTTCCTTTGCTTGTAATTTAAGTTTCTTTGCCTCTTTTAATAAAGACCAGGAAACACTACCTCTGTCTGAGGTACGCTTCTGTTCTAATATTTCAACTTCTCTTTTCATTTCTTTATGTTGTTCTTTTCTGTTCATATTATCCTCTCGTAAGTTTTAATATCTTCTCTATCTGTCCTTTTATAATTGGTCCTCTATTTGGCCAATGTATGTATGGTTCATCACTTTTACTTAAATTGTATAAAAACGGAAGTACAATCTTTTCAATGTCTTTAAATCTTTTTAAAGTTGATTCATCCGTTTCAGTTTTAGTTATTGTTTCTTTGTCTGCCACTATTTGCATTATCTCATTCATCATGCCTTTAATATCTTTGACATCTGTTTTTACTTTTGAGATTTCTAATTTACTGTCTTCAACTATCTTTGGGTCAACACTAGGTTTATCTTCAGGTGTTGATGATACTGGCGTCATACCCCAATCATCATCAAGGTCAAATCCTCTCATAAAATCTGGTATATCGTTTGCCATTATTTTTTCCTTTTTCTATGCTTAGCTAATACAGCTTCTGTTTTAGATTGTTTAATTGTTTTTCTACTGTACCTGTCTGCCAAGGCACTTTTAGGGTGGGCCTCAGCAATTCTGCTTAAGTTCTCTTTCCATCCACCGTCTTGTTTAATACTACCTACACCACTTACAATATTTATGCCTGTTATTCTCTGTACAATGTGTGGATTCTTATCCTTGTACTCTTCCATCTCAGCAATTGACATCATTTCGTCAAATTGTTTTTTGGTCTTATTATTGTAAAATGTATAGATTGGCATTATAGATTTGTTATAGCTTCTAACTTATCTTTAGCATGTGCCAATGTTTCTGTTTTTTTCTCTGCTGTTACCACATAATCAATATGTTCAGCAACACCAATTGGTGACGCTAGGAAGGTTCTTAAATCAGCCTCTGCTACAGCTATATCACCTTCTAATTTTTTTATTAATGCTTCTTTAATCATTTGTTTTATCTCCTCTTAATCCGTCCCATAATAACTTTTTTTCATCAAAGGTAAACGGTCTTATCATATTTAGACCTTCATTTTTTCTATCTCTGGTCTGTCTTTTAGATTCATTTAGTGACATCTTTTCCATTTCTTCATAATCCATAATTATTTCTTTCTCAATTCTTTTCTTAATTCACTTATTCTATGTTTTAATCCGTCTATTGTGGTGTACATCCAACCACAATCGTGTGGTTCTAATTTTGATCTAAACCATTTAATAGTTTCTTTTAAAACTTCAATCTTCTTTTCTATACTCATTATTTCTTCCTTTTAAAACTGCCTTTGCCTTTTTTAGGTTTAACAACTTTTGGTTTATATTTTGGTGTTCTCACCTCTTTGGCAACAGGATTAGTTTTCATTTTATTTCTCTAGTATGCCTTGTATATCAGTTTCAGGCATTAAGAAGTAATCTTTACCCTCTACTTTTATTTCTCTACCTGACATATGAGCAAACTTAACTTCATCACCAACTTTAACTGTCATTGGACTTCTAACGCCATCGCCATGTTTTCTACCTTTGCCACAAGCGACAACTATACCTTGTTGTGGTCTTTCATTAGTGGTCAAAATAATACCACCTTTTGTTTTATCTTCTGCTTTTTTTGCTTCACCATAATCTATGAGAACATAGTTACTTAATGGCTTAAACTGTATTGTCATTATCAACTCCTATTTTGTACCATTCTGGCATTTTTGCTGGACTTTTCCAAGTAGCAAATCTTCTTTTTTCTAATATATAATATTTACGATAACTAGCAACACTATCACCTGGTATCTTACAGTGTTCAGGCATAGCAGGTTTAGGGTCGGTAGCAATCACATTATATTTAGCGTTCTTCGGTGGATGCTTTAGTACATCACCAAGTTTATCAATTGTTACATGATTCTTTGTATGATTATATCTTTTTTTATATTCATCATTCAAAGCCATCATATGTTTGTATAACCACATATAGTTGTAAGCAGATTCAAATAACCATATTGTACTAGGGTGTTTTACCCAGCCTGCTTTGTATAGTAGTGGTTCTAAATTTGGATTAGGGTGTGTCCACCTTTTAATCTTTCTACCATTGGCTGTCTTGCCATAGTATTCTGTACCGTCCATAACTCTATGACATGTACATAACAGTTGTGCTGATTCTAGTATCATCTTAACAACATGTTTATCAATCATCATTTCGGCCGCTATTTTCACTGGATTTTTATCTACATAAAATACATTCATTAGTGTACCAACTTTCTCATTACATATTCCATAGCACCATATTGATTGGCTAGATCAATCATCTTTTTGTACCATAATGCCTTAAAGTCATTGTTTTCGGCAGTGGCACAGGCCTTCGCTAATAAATTGAGTTTTCTAATTTCTTCGGGTATGTGTACTTTTATATCCATAATTTACTCTCCTTTGTTCATAATATATCATATCCAGGGTAAATGTCAAGCCTATTTGCCGAGATTTG